CTGTGGTATGACCTGAATCTGTTTTTTGTTGCCATGAATCTAAATAGATTGTGTTTTCTGTCATACGTTCTAAAAATACTGCGTTTGTTGATGTTGTGTCATCTTGGATATAAGTTCTTTTGACCAATGCATACAATCTTTGTGTGGGTGGTGTTGTGTCATTGTCATTGATGGCCAAACATTTTAAAAAAGTACCACTTGTGGTAAATCTTGACCAGCCAATAACATTACGTCTAACATTTATTGATAAACAACAAAGTTCACCATCACTGTTTACAACAAACACATAGTTTTGGTTTGTGTTTTTGAAAGCACGTAAAAAAGTCATGTCTTGTGGATTGTTCAATATGTCATGTGCCACAATTGTTCTGTTTTCAGCATAGAAACTGTCTGAGTTAAAATCAAACACAAAGCCTCTCAACTCTCTACCATTACCTGACACAAACAGCACTTCACTGTCAACAAGTATGGGTCTAACACCACCATCAGAATGACCATATCTGGTTTGTAGTCTGATGTTGACATTGGTTGGAGTGACCGGATTACCTGTCATCTCAAATTCACCACCTGTTGTAAAAATAAACAAAGTCTGTTGTGATTGTAAATGTTTGATCACGTTCACTTGGTCTGAACCAATTGTAAATGCAAAACCGGCATCATCTGTGACTGTGCCATTTACCAATGGATGAAAATTAAAAAAGTCACCTGTTTGTGATCCAAATATTGTTTGTGGTTTTTGTGCTGATCCACCAAATATCAATCTGTTTTGATGGAATGTTACCGAACGTGGCCATCCTCTGGTGTCATGAAATGCTGATATTTCCCATTCGTTTGGCAAAGCATCATCTGTGCTTGCCATGTCATCTTCAAAATCCACATTGACTGTGGTGTTTGATACACTGTTCACTACCACTATACCACCATTCATACGTATTTTGTCACCGACAAATATGTATGGTTCTGCGTTGGCTGAAGCAGTCATGTTGTGATTGGTGCCTGATGTTTGTGATGTTGACAGTGTCAGCCCTGTGTCAAAGTTGGCATAAGGTTTGTCAACAAATGTTAAATTTTCTATACTCCATGCAGTGTTTGATGTTCTTGTCAATGTTTTTGGTGCATAGTCTTTGTGACAAATGATCATGGTGTCATATGTTTGTGCAAATGTCAACTCATTTACCACGTCTGCATTGTACCAAAAACAATTGGCATCTTGTACTGTGGCCGCGTGTGCTCCGTTTCTATACACATAAAATTTACTGTTGACATTTGCGTCGCCTGACGGCTCAAACAACAGCACATATTCTTGTTCTGTGCTGAACTTGAACGGAATAAGTCTTGAATCTTCGCTGAAGCCTAAGTCATCTCCAGTGGTGTGGTCCGTGCCAGGATTGTCATCTATAAGTTCGAATCCTGGTCTTTTCAATAAACCACCTTGTGGCAATACCAAAAAGTTTTCTACTGTTTTGGCACCTGCCGCATAAATGTCTAAATCATCACGTGAGTCTAAATAGTCACCTAACTCACCTTGTGTAAAACTGTTTTGTTGTATCTTTACTATAGCCATATGTCAAATTACTTTGAGTTTGGAATAACAGAACTGTAACCTAATCTTGCTTTGACCAATATACCATCATCCAAAATAGATGCTGGTGGATTTTCTTGTGCATCTGTGGTTTTAGCAATCTGTAGTTTTCTTTCAAATTCTCTTGAAAATCTTTCTGATCTTGAGCCCACAGCCGAAATTGCATCATTTATTTCATAAGCCAATTTGGCTACCAAACATTCTGTAAAGAATGGTGGAAAATCTGACTCACTCATGTTTCTGATGTATTCTAAAAAAACCCTATTTAAATTAGTGTACAAAATATTGTTTTCTACTCTGTAATCTCTGTTTTCTGTACCACGACTGTCAAATATGCCTTTGACTCTGATCACATCACCTGGCACTTGAAATTTGTACTTGTAACGTTTGTCAACAGGTGTACCTGCCAATTGTGATAGTTCTACTTTTTCTGTGGCAAAATTCCAAAATGTGTAGTATAATAAACTCTGTTTGACTGTGTCATACAAGTTGGATACAACTTGTGCTTGTCTTGTGCCCTCTGTAAAACTCTGTATTGGTGTGCCACCTATTTTTAATAATGCTTGTGTACCTATATCTATTTTTGAAACTGCCATTTATCAGGTCCTTTCATGTATTGTTATTTACCGCGTTCATAAAAAAAGGGCGCCATATAGACGCCCTTTTTGTGTTTTTACGCACACTGTAGTTTTTGGTTATTATGCAACAGTGATTCTAACTACACCAGTTGGATCTACCGCAGTTGCACCAGCTGAGTATTCAGCTGAGATTAACGTTGATAGTTTTTGTGGTACGTAGTTTACCATTGTTGTCATTTCTTTACCTACAGCACAACCAACTGCATTTTTGTGGAATGCGTAGCATGATATACCAGAGTTTGGTGCTAACGTGCCTGTTAGTTCGTTTGACATGATGATGTTAAATCCAAACAGTTGTCCAATGTTACCTGTTTGTAATGCTTCATTTGAAATAACACCAAAGTCACTTGATACAATAGTTGAAGTGTTCATTAGTTCGTTAAGACCTAAAGGATTAACTACTAAAAATCTATCTGATTGTGGCACAGAAGCCGCATCTAAATATCTTTTTGCAGTTAAAATTTCAGTTTTACCAAGTGTACCGCCTGTAGCGTCGATTTGAGCGCCACCTGCCAAGTCTGCATTTGCAATTGCATCAAAAGCCGAGATAATCTCGCCATCTACTGCTCTGTTCATAGCACCCGCAATTGATTCAGCGTATGCATTTCTTAGATCGATGTTTGTTTTTAATGAATCAAAATCGTCAATGTATTCGCCTGTTGCGTATGTGTTGATATTAGCAGTAACATTTGTGTGAGCCATAGTAACGTTTGCGTCACCATACCATGTACCACCGCCTGCCAAAGCCGCTGTGTTGCCAATGCTTGACATAGCGTCAAGATCTTCTGTTGCTGTTTTGTTTTTGATCACACCACCTTTGCCCAGTACTGGGAATTGGTATGTGTGGCCAATTACGCCTCTAACAGTTCTTACAGAACCTTGTAATTTAGATTCTAACTGTTGGAAGCTGTGATGTACTTCATCACCAAACATAGTAATGAATGCACCAGTGTTTACTGTGTAAGCCATTTTGCTTATTCCTTCCTTTGTTGTAAGTGTTAGTTTGCGTTTTCTAAATTGTTTGTTTGACTCAGGGCCCTGAGGTTGTCCTGGGTTTCACAAGTTTATAAACTTGTGCAATTGGGTCTTGCACCTGACCAACAGTATTGTCCCAATGGGGTACTGCTACACATATTTATGAAAAACTTGGTGTATTTGGGGTTTTGTGTATGTGTTAGCTTAAATACAGATCATGTCCGAATCTCGCCAAATATCAGACCAAGCTCAACAACGTTTCTGGAGCAGAGTCAACAGACCAGATCAGCACTCATGCTGGATCACCTCCTGGACGCCCTCACAATCACATGGCAGAGTGGTGATCCACGGTCGTATATGGTTGACACACAGATTGGCAGTGTGGTTGACCCGTCCACAGGACCGTGAGAGACTGGATCGAGGCGATCCTGTGTTGCATCAATGTCATAATTCAAGATGTTGTAATCCTTTACACCTGGTGGTGGGCACACAGTGGCAAAACATCAGAGAGCGTGACCTACACTGGGGCTATAGACCCCGTTTAGATTGAATATAAGCGTTGTACAAGGTGCTTCAAGGTAGATCACAGTACAAACAGCTATGACCGAGAATTTGGCCCAGCTTTTAAGCAAAATGATGGGCGATTTTTTTCGTACATACCACACGTGTCCAAGTTGTAAATTTTTTTGGACACCCTCAGTCAAAGGCCCTCACAGTAAATCAAAATCTCTCACGGTGTAAAAGGGTCAGGAACCAGACCGGAACCCTAGGAACAACGCCGGACCATTCTACCTCAGGTTCGAACACCTCAGTCGAGAAGATCATCAGCGTGGATCAAAGTGTATCAGAGTGAGTCAGATTGTTGCATTTTTGCAACAGCAGGCAGGCTGATGCAGTCAGTGACACCAGCCCAGCCCTATCGTTAAGGAGTGTACCAGACCTTAAGGCAGGCGAGCCCAGTGTATTAATATACGGGTCCGGTACGGTACCGAAGTACAATTAACAATATAACACACTTGATCACACCCGTCAACCAGAGATTTAGCCAACTTGAGCGGCTTTTAAAGGTGGTTGTGAAAGGTGGGAGCGGTGGCATTGAAATGTATTGTTAAATAGTGCCTCAGGTGGCCCAGTGTACACCATCACTCTCTACAACAGCCCAGTGCTATCAACACGGTCATAATTGGCTACAAAACTGCTTGACACAACTGCAATCACGTGTTATAGTATACACAGCAAATAAACAAAAGGTGGCAATAATGACAACAAAACAACAGCCAACATTGGCACAAAAACAAAACCTCGTTGATCGTCTTGCTGATCGTGAGTACACTGCTTACACAACAGCAACGGCACAAACAGCATATGAAGTGCAGTTTAAGATAAAACAATCACAATTAGATGACATATACAACGGCGACTTTCAGGCTTGGTTATCAGACTGCGAGTCAGGTGCACCAGAATCAGACTGCGCCGAACCATCAGATTGGCAAAATGCAGGCAAAGACGGGCCTTTAGAATACGGCTTCAGCATATCGGTACAAAATGATCAGGGTCAGGA